GCGATCATCGCTTCTCAGTTCAAGGATATCGTCAACATGGTACACAAATACCTGAACGACAAGGGTATCAAGGCTGAGAAGATCACAGGCGACACGTCTGCCGAAGAACGCGGTGCCATCCAGAAGCGATTCCAGGATGGTGGCCCGGATTCGCCGCGTGTTGTTGTGATGACGACCACAGCCGGTGGTGTGTCCATCACCCTCGACAGGGCAGATACGGTTCACATCCTCGACGAGACCTGGGTACCAGATGACCAGGAGCAGTTCGCGGATCGTGCGCACCGTATTAGCCGCATGCACCAGGTGACGGTCTACACGTACCGCAGCAAGGGTACGATCGAGGAGTACATCGAGAAGGTCGTGGGCGACAAGGCCAAGATCAACATCGAGATCCTTGACGTACGTAGGCGCGGGTTCCGCGCGAACATGCAGAAGGCGGTGCTCGATGAGTAGCACCGAGGAGAAAGTAGATCTCAGGCACTTCGAGATCTACGACCACAACGTCACATCGGAGTACGTCACGTACATGGTCGACCTTTGGGAAGGCGATCGGAACGATCCGACAGTGAGTGTCGTACGCTACATCGGTGTGTGGCTCGGAGAAGTCCTTGAGAAGGAGGACGGGGAAGCTTTTGACCCGTCCTTCTATCCCAAGGATCCTTCGCGCTATGTCTACAAGAACAAGCCCAACAATCCTCCACCGCTAGTGTGGGAGGTAGTTGCGGTCGTAAAGGAAGCCGACCAAGAGCTCGTGAAGTTCAAGAACGATCAGCAGAACGAGCTCGGAGAAGGTCGGTTGTATCGGTACGGTGCTTCCCAGAAACGGGCAGAACTGTATCAGTTGTTCATGAATGCCATCGACACTCTGGCGAAGTGGCCAGAAGACGAGGCAGCATGGAAGCATGTGGAGCGCTGGCGTAACTACAACGCTAGGCTTCACGAAAAGTAGAACACCTACAACCTACGAAGGGAGGGAAATGCCAACGTATCCGGCCCAGGAGAAGATCACCTGGAAAGACGTTGTTAGCAGCAACGTCAGCAAGGTGGGCTGGGACAAGATCGGCAACATGTATGTGTTGTTCCGTGATTCATCACCGAACGGTAACAACACGCTCTACATGTACCGTGGTGTCTCGCGTCAGCGAGTCATCGCTGCCAGCCGAGCGAACAGTGTCGGCGGGTATCTCAACCAGCACATCAAGCCGTTCCACGAAGCGGTGAAGATCCGGTGATCTTCGAAGTCATCTGGATCTTTGTCCTGGTTGGCTCTATTTGGTTGGGCATCAAGTGGCGTAACCATGAGCCTGCCGTACCAAGGGCAGGGGTCGCAACAGAGAAGCCGGGCATGATCTACTTCCTACAGAGTCAGAAGGACTCTCAGAAGATCAAGATCGTGAAGTCCCGTGGCGAGCTAGCAACACCGCTACGCATCGTGGCAGAGTTCCCCACGGATGCTCCGAATGCTGTTCTCTCTAGGATCTACCGGGATCTTGAGGACCAGCATATTGCGGCAGGCTGGTATGACGCAGATGCCGTACGCATGTACATCGACCATCTGAGGGGTGAGGCATGAGCACGTTGAAGGGCACCGATCGGGTGTATCTCCATCCGGCAACGGGCAAGGTACATGAGCAAAAGTTTGGTGACTCAACCAAACTTGCCTGTGGCAATCCGTTCGATAAGATTCCTTACAGGAGCGTCACAAGGAATCAGGCGAATGGTGTAGCGGGTAGCTCACTGTGCCAGAGTACTGCCTGTCGGATCGCGCGCGGCGAACTATGAAGCGCGGTAAACAGGAGCAATACGGTACTGGCAACTTCCGCAAGAGGCATCGCAAGGCAGAGAAGAAGTCCCGGCGCTCGCAAAAGCGGGCGTCGGGCCGCGCCTGGAAACGGGAGGATCCTTCTTAGATTTGTAAAATCTAAGTCGATAGGGACTTAGGTTTTTCAAATTTTACAAGTCGGCCAGACGATTCTGGACGCCGACACACAGAAATTTTGCAATGTCAAAATCTGCTGCACGATTTCGCATCTTCAAATTTTCGCACACAACGATATGAAACCAAGAAACGACTTCCATTTCGCGATTTGCATTCTCTTCTGCACGCGCGGCCGTAGCGCGCGCATACGCCCGCACGCCCTGACAGCGACCCCGACCCATCGCGCCCGACGTATGCGCGCGTACACGCTCGAGCGCGAGAGGGCAGGTAATTCCTACTTCTTTACTTAAGTACTGATATCCGCCGGGGCGCGTGTACGCGCGATCGAGACCATTCCATGGACGGGCTGTGGCTCGCGGGCGTACCGCGCATACGCGCGGGAACAAATCCGCAATGGTAATTCCTAGCAACTTCCGCACGGAATCTGTCAGGGAAACGTATTTGTAAAACCCCTGCTAATCGGCCCTAGCTTTACAGGCGTGAATCCGCTAGACTATCCGGGTCGTGCTAAAGTCGACAGCGCGACAAGGAACTTACGAGTCTACAATAGGAGGAAATGTTGGCAACGCGCGGAACACGTAAACCTCGCGAAAATGGACTCCCAATGTTACGCACGAGCGAACGTGGGGCATTGAAGCGCTGTGAGTTTGCGTGGGACCTGGGCTTCAACCGCAAGCTCAAACCGCTAACAGAAGCTCCTGCTCTACGGTTCGGCAGTCTCGTACACAAGGCGCTCGCGGCATGGTACATCCCCGGCGTGAAGCGCGGGGTACACCCGGCCAAAGCATTCAAGAAAGCCTACGACGCCGACCTGGTACGCAACAACGAACTCTTCGGGATGCACCTAGAGGAAGAAGAGCGCTGGGTGAATGCCGAAGAGCTCGGAATAGCGATGCTAGAGAACTATGTAGACGAGTATGGAACAGACCCCGACTACGAGGTTCTCGTCACAGAGATGCCATTCCAGGTTGTCGTGCCACATATAGTACAAAAACCGGATTGGCCCTATGCCAAAGAAGAGCCATGGTTCACCTACACCGGCGTGCTTGACGGCGTATGGCGACACCGGCGCACGAAAGAGATCTGGATCCCCGAGCATAAGACCACACAGGGCATTCAAAAGAAGCTCTCGTACCTACAGATGGACGATCAAGCCGGTGCGTACTGGTCCTTCGGTCTTGAGTATCTCGTACAGAATAAGCTGCTCAAGACACACAAGGAATTGAACGGCATCCTGTACAACTTCTTACGCAAGGCGCTGCCCGACGAGCGCGCTAGCAAGTTTGTACGGGGCCAACGTGTGTACCTCAATTTGAATGGTGAGGTCAGCAAGAAGCAGCCGACACCGTACTTCATGCGGCTACCTATCTTCCGAGACGAGCATGACCGGCAGGAGGCAATCCGACGTGCGATGGTAGAGTACCGCCGCATAGAACTGTTCCGCGCCGGAGAGCTCGAGACTACAAAGACCTCAGGAATGTTCAGCTGTCCCATGTGTTCGTACAGAGATCTCTGTGAGATACATGAGGTCGGCGGAGACTTCAGTTCCATGCTCAAGGACACAACGCAAGCCTGGGACCCGTATGCCGAACATGAGGTATACGATGGCCGTTAAGTTCGGAGCGGCACCGGGTCTAAGCGGTCGCCTCCGCAGGTGCGACCCGCCGGTCACGCAGCCGGTCCCCCGACTCGGTGCCGCTCCGGAGCAAAGGAGGGAGCGTGACGGGTAGAGTGCATTGGGACAACGAGGAAGAGATCAGTAATGCCCTCGGAGACACCTTGGCGGAAATGGCTTGGCCGGGTGTCTTCACCAGTGGTAAGCGGATTATCGCTACCCAGAGCACCAGGCGTGGTGACTTCGACGTCATGAACTTCAAGTTTGCCGACGGCTCAGAGATGAACATTGTGGGCAAATTTGAGGTACGGTACAAGCTAGCACCCGCATACGTCAAGGATGACCAAACAAACCTGGTCGGTACTCAAGGGCCAGAAAAACTAATCGAACAGGGCAATCAACTGATGAGCGGTCAGCTTTCGCTCGAGGAGGCCGATGGCGACGAGGAATAGAGGCACCCGCGCGGAGCAGCTGCGCCCGGCAGTCATTGGCTATGATGACCTGCCCGGCATACAGCCGGTGGGAGCGGGCGACTGGATACGGTGGCTTAACTTCGCGTATCCTGGCTGGGGTAAGACGTCGGCCTGGGGCACTGCCGCCGATGCGGGCATGCGTACGCTCATCGTTCGCAGTAGTCTTGATGTGATGCCAGCACGTATCATGCGTTCCGGCGCAGAGCAGTACGTGGCTGATACCTGGGAGAAGATGTACCAGATCTTAGACTTCCTACGTATGGCGAACCACGGCTACCTGTGGGTATTCTGGGATAACGTCAGCGTACATCAGGACGTATTGCTTGACGACGTGTGGGAGGGAACAATCGCGGCGAACCCGCGTCGCGCGTACATCCTCGGCGACAACGGTCAGCCTACCGCACCAAACTTGAGTCCTTCTAGCGGCCTAGACCGCGGAGAGTACGGCCGCAACATGGAGCGTATCCAGCAGTGGGTGCGTCACATGGTAGGCTGCAACTCATTCCACTTTGGAATCGGTGCCCACCCGTTAGAAGGGCAGCATCCAACCAACGACGAAGGAGGTGCGCTACTTCGCCCCTATGTGCAGGGTAAGATGATGACGGAGAAACTCTGCGGCTATTGTAACATCGTCACATTCATGGAACTCTGCGAGGGGCAGGATGATAAACAGAACGAAATCAAGTGGCGACGGCTGCACTTTCAAGAGAGCAGCCGGTACTACGCGAAAGACCTGTACGATGCTTTCCCGAAAGGCTACCTCGACATTGTGGCCGATACACCGACCATTCCGAACATGATGTCGGCCATAGAGAAAGCCAGGGGTAAAGGACTAGGCGCCCAAACTACACCAAGTCGCAGAGGTAGGCGGCGTTAACGAAAGGGAGCATTTCGCGCATGGCGAAATTGATCAAGTACGACATCAGCGGAGTAGAAGAAGCCTCCGGAGGGGGCACTGGCGTAAAGGTACGCCCAGGAGTTCATGTTGCTAAGGTCGAGCGCTGCCTCCAGCGCGAGGAGAAGCGCGACGGTACACCGGCAAACGACATCGAAGTAGCACTCAACTTCGGTGATGAATACGACTGGGGCTTCACGTACATCGGCCTTTCTGACGCGGCCGATTGGAAGCTGGCAGAATTCATCCGCGCGATGGGTATGAAGGACAAAGGCAACTTTGATCCAGACAAGATGGTCGGCAAGTATCTGCGGGTTAAGGTCAACTCCGGCACGTACGAAGGGGAGTACAGCCCGGACATGGGCAGACTCATGAAGATTCAGCCGGGAGATATCGAAGCCTGGGAATCAGGCAACGGTACGGCTAGCGAGTTCTCGTCGAGCGCAGCTGCCGGACCAGACCTCGACGAAGAGCCCTCCGTAGATGGTGCTACACCCGACAATTTTTACCGCGAAGGACAGCCCGACCCCGAAGACCCCAACGAGGTCGTCGGCTCGTATGATGAATGGCCTGACGAAGACCTCGAGGCAGAGGTCAACGACAGAAGCCTGACGCTGCCGGGCGGCAGGGGTAGCAAGAAGAACAAGATGATCGCCGCACTACGCGCTGACGACGAAGCGTATGGCGGCGAGGAAGCAGAGGCAGAGGCCACAGAGGGAGACGACGCCTACGATGACTGGACCCTTGACGAACTGAAAGCTGAATGGGCTGAGCGCGAGCTCGGTGACCTGCCGTCCATCCGTGGTCGCAACGCGGACGCTCGGCTGCAGGCGAAGCTTGTCCTAGAGCTTCGTGAAGACGACAAGGCGAATCCGTTCCAGGCATAGCATGGAGACAGGTGTGTACCGGACTGACGATTTGGCATTGGCCACAACACTCTCCCTGAGCGGGTACGAGTACACCATGGTCAAGCTGACACAGCGTAAGGTAGTCTGGGACTTTCCCTACACCGATGAGAAGGAGGAAGACTTCTTCGATATCGTGCATGACTTCTGGGAGTTTGCTGCTGTTGTAGAGCCCAGGGCATTCACGCTGCGATGGGCAGAGATACGTCGGGAACTATTCCAACTTGTCCCTCCCAATCGTCAGCCGGTCTCACCGGCCGCTGCTACGCCTTAACTGACCCCACACCTTGTCGAAAGTCACCGCTCGGCAAATCCGGCTACTCGCCCCATACCTTGAGGGCGACCACCCGACCCACACGAATACCGATAAGGAGACCGGAGATACAACTCGTGAATGGAACCTTCATTGCCCGCTCCACGGCGACGAGAGAAGGAGCGCAAGCCTCAACATTGACAAGGGTCTCTTCTGGTGCGCTCGTTGCGGAGGTATGCCTATCACCGCGCTTCTACGTCGAAAAGATGATTGGGTTCCGTTCTCCCGCAATGGTAGTGTTCCTGATCCTGATCTTGATGCCTCAGCACCAGACAAGCGGCATAGGATTCTTTCTGATGCCATGGTCGCCGGGTGGCACAGCGCGCTCATGAGCAACGAGGCAGCCCTACGTTGGCTGAAGGAGCGGCGCGGGCTGAACACAAAGACGCTCGAGAGATATGAGATCGGGATGCAGAATGAGAAGTATTACACGATCCCGATTCGTGACATTGATCGCAGTATCTGGAACATACGCTACTACAACCCGAACCCGACCGACGAGCGCCGTAAGATCTGGAGTGAGTCAGGCTACGGCTCCCCTCCCAGGCTATACCCGATGAGCATCTTTGAGGAAGATCCGGAAGAGATCATCATTGGCGGCGGCGAATGGGACATCCTTCTCACGCTACAGAATGGCTTTGCTGCCATCACCCGTACGGGGAACGAAGACTTCTGGCTAGCGGAGTGGGGTGAATGGTTCAAGGATCGTATCGTCTACCTCGCCCATGACTGTGATGAGAAGGGGCAGAAAGCTAACCGCGTGGCAGGGCGCGCACTCCAGCACGTAGCAGATGTGCGCGTCATCCAGCTTCCGTACGCCATCCTACCCAAACACGGCAAGGATCTCACCGACTACCTCCTTGACCATGAACCGGGCGCACTACGGACTTGTATGGAGGCAGCAGAGCCGTTCCTACGTGCCAAGCCTATACGTGAGACTCACACGGTGAGCGTGCTTGATACACAGGATGCTAGGCGCGTAGGCAAGCCGGTGCGGGTGGTGGTGACGGTAAAGGGTCGCAAGGAACCTGGCTACACCATACCGAGCAAGATACGGCTAGCCTGTACACAGGACGCCGGTACCAAGTGCAACATCTGCCCGATGCGGGCTGTGAATGGTGAGGCCGAAGTAGAGGTTACGCCAGATAGCCCCCTGGTTCTCAACCTAGTTGAACACACTGCGAATGAAGTATCGAAAGTGATCGCTGATTTCTACGGTGTACCGGGTGGTAAGTGCGTCAAGCTGGTGCAGGAGGTTGACGAGTATCAGGCCGTAGAGGTCTTGTTCGCTCGTCCCGCGCTTGACAGCACCGATGGGGCAGATGTTCGTCCGGAAGCAGCGCAGTACAAGACCATCAAGATCACGAGCGTAGGACGGCACGATACTCCGCCCAACAACACTGTGTCAATCATCGGTGCGCTACATCCTAACCCCAAGACGCAACATAACGAGTTCCTGGCGCATGAGCTAGAGCTCCTAGAGACAAGCGTTGATCGCTTTCAACTGAACGCCAATGCTATCAAGCAGATGAAGATCTTTCAGACTCCAAGGAACCCGCTGTCCAAGCTGCGTAGTATTGCAAGGTCCTTGGCAGAACATGTGACGATGATTCATGGTCGGCCCGCCATGCATATCCTGATGGACCTGACATTCCATAGTGCCCTCTCCTTCACCTTTGCCGGAGAGCTAGTTGAGCGAGGCTGGCTCGAGAGCCTGGTCGTGGGCGACACAAGGACGGGAAAGTCCTTGGCGGCGCAACGGCTGGTGCGACACTACGGCGCGGGTGAGATCATCTCCTGTGAGGCAGCTAGCTTCGCCGGTGTGATCGGTGGTCTACAGCAAATAGGGGGACGGGATTGGGCAGTCACATGGGGCATCGTGCCCATCAATGACCGCAGGCTGGTCGTGCTTGATGAGATCAGCGGGCTAACGCCTGATCAGATAGCGGCTATGAGTGACATCCGCTCTTCCGGCCGGGCAAAGCTCACCAAGATTGAGCAGGAGGCAACGTGGGCGCGTACGAGACTTTTGTGGTTGGGCAATCCACGTAACGCGACCATGGCGAACTATACATGGGGTGTTGACGCAATCAAGCCGCTGATAGGCAACGCCGAGGACATCGCCCGCTTTGATTTGGCCATGGCCGTAACCCTCGGGGACGTACCGGCAGAGATCATCAACAAGCGCGTAGAGTCGGGTGAGTTTCGCTACACGAGCGAAGCCTGCCAAACGCTTCTGCGGTGGGTCTGGACGCGCACACCGGAGCAGATCATCTTTGGGAAACGAGCAGAAAATGTGGTGTTCAATGCGGCAAATGAGATTGGGAAGTTGTACGTAGAAGATCCCCCACTCATACAGGCAGCTAACATACGCATCAAGATTGCGCGCGTAGCAGTAGCTATTGCGGCGCGTACATTCAGCACTGACCGCACGCACCAGAAGATCATGGTACTGCCCGACCATGTCGGGGCGGCGGTCAAGTTCCTGAACTCTCTATACGGTATGCAAGAATTTGGCTACCGTGAGCGTAGCAAGGATCTAATCGCAGACAGAAGAGAGGCCGAGAACAACCGCGAGAAGATCTCAGAGTACCTACGGGATCAACCTACGCTCGCAAAGTTTCTACGCAGCGCGGGTAAGTTCCGCCGGCAGGACATTGAAGAGATCATGCAGATGAGCAGAGAGGAAGCCAATGGCGTAATCTATACGCTGTACCAGAACCGCATGGTCCGAAAGGTGCTCGGTGATGTCGTAGTAGAGCCGACCCTTCACTCTATACTGAGGGAGCACAAAAGATGAGTGCATTCACGCAGCAAGAGGTAGATGAGTTGTATGCCAACATAGGCCGAAGGGTATCAAGGCAAGACAACACCCCACACGATGAGCAGGAGATCTCACATCAGATGATCACCTTCTGGGAAGGAATCATCTGGTTGCGTGATACCCTCTACGACCCTGATACACACCTTGGTACAGAAGACATCATCAAAGATCGCGGAGCCTTCCTCAAAGATTTGACTGAGGAGAAGGTTCTTCTTGACCCGGAGGCAGCCTTTAAGAGATTGTGGATCGCCATCGGTAACGTCATGCACCGCAAGCTATTCCCGGAGGAATACGAAGCGTGAAGAACATTGGTGTGCTCGGCTGCGGGCCGACAGGGTTACTAGTGGCACACGCAATTGAGCAGGCTGGACACGTACCGCACATCATCAGCAAGAAGGAGAAGTCAGACATCCCCGGTAGTCAGCATCTCCACGGGGCGATACCGGGCCTGACGTCAGAGTACCCAGAGGGTACCATCCAGTTTGTTCGCATCGGGACGGCAAAAGAGTACGCCATGAAGGTGTACCGCGATCCCGAACGAGAGACCGGCTGGGACCACTACTGGCAGGTGTACCCATCCTGGAATGTCCTGCGTGCGTACGACGAGCTCTGGCGGAGATACGAAGATCAGATTAGCGATCTGATGATCTTACATGAAGACATGCCCGCATTAATCAGCATGTACGATAGCATCATCAGCACAATCCCGATGTGGGGTCTCTGCCTCAGGCCGGAGGAGCATGAGTTCCGTAGCCAAGACTATTGGATCAAGCGACTGCCCACCCCCGAAGCTGACAAGGATCACGAGATCGTGGTCTACAACGGACTGCGCTCAGATCACTGGTACCGCTGGTCAATTCTGGGCGGGCTGTGCTCGATCGAATCAACAAGCTGGATGGATACTGGCGATCCCGAATGGGAGAAAGGAGTCAAAGCAATAGACAACAACTGCGACTGCTGGCCAACCGTACACCGTTGCGGCAGGTGGGCAGAGTGGACGCACGGTATCACGATGTACACGAGCTACGTCAAAGCCACCCGAATAATGGAGTCTCTCAATGACAAACGACCTCTCGCCGCCACCCGAAGGAACAATCTCTGATGCAGACTTCAGAGAGTACATACAGGTCATCAATGCTGCGCTCCTCATTCACTACGAGCGCGAGCGTGTCCGGCAGGGTTTGTGGAAAGAGTATGAGGCCAAGGATCAAGTCAACTCGATCAAGATCAAAGCAGACCGACTGTCTCGTTCCTTCGAGATCCTCGCTCGCGCAAAGGATCCAGACCTTCGGGAAGAGCTTCTAGAGAACATGGCCGGAGAGCTCTACGACATCATCAACTACTCGAACTTCGCGGTAAGGCAGTTGAAATGATCGTCAAACTCAAAGGTGCTGAAGGAGGATGGTTCGATCTTCTCTGCGAAGAAGTCGTGATACCGCTGGGTGACGAATCTGAATTTATCGCTATCAGCGTGATAAACGAGGATGAGATACTAGTCATCCGTCACAGTAAGGACTATCCTAATGAGGATGAGTGTGTGTGGTCAGAGATCTTGAGTGAACATGCCTGAACATCACGGCACTGAATTTGTTGACATCCACGTTCCGGTGCACCGGGATGGGCATGGTCACACAACCCCGGTCGTCATCCGTAAGATCAAGCGTACGCGACGACTGCCGCAACGTACGAAAGAAATGACTTTCGCGTCTTTGCACCATCACACAACCTTCTCATACGGAGACGGTTACGCATTGCCTGAGGCTCACATACGTAGGGCCACAGAGATTGGTCTCAACGCCCTCGCGGTCACCGAACACGGGAACATCTCTAGCCACGTACAGGCAGAGGTGGCTGCGAAGAAGGCAGGGATCAAGCCCATTTTCGGTGTGGAGCTCTACACCGGAGAGCTAGGAGAGAACGCTACTCAGCGCAAGAACCATCTCACGGTCTTGGCTGAAAACGAGCAAGGGTATCAGAACCTATTACAGTTGGTCACCAAGACATACGCGGAGGGATTCTACTATGAGCCCACTGCAACTGGTCGCATGCTTCTTGACCATAGTCACGGTCTGGTTGTGCTTTCAGGCTGTCAGGGATCTGCTCTCTTCACTGCTCTCGTGGGTGGCAAACACGTACAGGAGGATGAAGCAGGCTATGGCAGAGCGAAAAGAGTGGCGTCTCAGTACAAGCGTGTTCTCGGCGACAGGTACTACATCGAAGTACAAGCCTTTCCTGAGCTCGAGAAGACGCGTCAGGCGAATCCGCTTCTGGTTCAGATCGCGGAAGAGCTCGGGATACCCTACGTTGTAACATTCGATTGTCATTACACCATGCCGGAGGAGAAGGAAATACAGAAAATCCTGCACAACCTCCGGCCGGGCGAGAAACGTACAATCGAGGAGATGGCACGTGAGTGGGGATACGACTCCAACCTATGTCCTCCGTGGACAGATTCCATGGTCATCCGAAAACTTGTTGGAACAGGTCTTTCGCATCGTCAAGCGATGGCAGCGATACTCACCACGCGGGACGTGGCAGATCGATGTACAGTTGATCTTCCCTCACTGCCGATGGTTCGCTTTCCCGTGCCACCAGAATACGAAAATAGCATCACGCTCTGGCGAGAGTGGCTCAAACGAGGCTGGCATGAGCGCGGTGTAGAAAACCTGTCTATACGCACGCGACGAGAGTACGCCGACCGACTACGACATGAGATGAAGATCATCGAAGACAAGGATTTCGTTGACTACTTCCTCGTAGTAGCCGACGCCATTCAGTTCGCAAAGAACCATGACATCGGCGTCGGCCCGGCACGCGGCAGTAGCGCGGGCAGCCTCGCTTGTTGGCTCCTACGCATCACGGAAGTCAACCCGATGCTGTACCCTGACGACCTCATCTTCGAGCGGTTCATTGATGTGACCCGTCAAGACCTGCCCGACGTGGATGTTGACTTCAACAGCGAACGCAGAAGCGAAGTATACGAGTACCTGCTCAGCAAGTATGGCGAAGGTAAGGTAGGCAATGTCGGTACGTTCACCAAGTACAAGGGTAAGAACAGCCTAGATGACGCGGCTCGGGTCTTCCATGTACCAACATGGGAGATTGACCGTATCAAGGATGTACTCATAGAGAGGAGCTCGGGTGATCTACGTGCGTCTGCCACGATTGAAGATACGGCTGAGCAGTTCCCACAGGCACGCGAAGTTTTCGAGAAGTATCCAGATTTGGGTGCGGCTCTCGACCTCGAAGGGAATTACAAAGGGTTCGGGGTCCATTCGGCTGGTCTGGTTGTATCCACTGGGCCACTCACGAACGTCGCCGCAACGTACCAGCGATTGGTTAAGGGAGAGATACGCCAAGTCATCTCTATGGACAAGTATGACGCCGAAAAGAAAGGACTCCTCAAGCTAGACTTTCTAGGGCTAACAAACATGACGGCCATTGACAACATGCGCAAGGAAATGGGATGGTCTCTCGATGAGCTCTACGACATAGATGTACACGATCCAGAGTTGATCAAGGGATTCGCAGCCAATGACGTCATCGGCATCTTCCAGTTTGAAGGGCCAGCCTGCCGCTACGTCAATGGCGCGCTACAGCCTGAGACCTTCAAGCACGTATACGATGTGACTGCCCTCGCCCGGCCAGGACCGCTTCACAACGGTGCGGCCAACGAGTACATCGACATCAAGTGGGGGCGGAAACCAATCGAGCAGATACACCCTGCGATGAGCAACATTTGTGACGCAACCTACGGGCAAGTTGTCTACCAAGAACAGATTCTTCGCATCCTGGGAGAGATAGGGGGATTTGACCATACGCACCGGGCTGAAGTTCGTCGTATTATCTCACGCAAAATTGGAGAGCAAGAGTTCAACCGAAGGTGGGGAAGATTCCGAGACGGAGCAGTTAGACTCCACCAAATGGAAGAAGATATTGCTCGTAAAATCTGGATGACCTGCATCACCGCCGGTGCGTATGCCTTCAACGCGGCGCATGCGGTGTCATACGGTATGATCGCCAGCCATGCGATGTGGTTCAAACGCTACGAGCCAGAGCTCTTCTACAAGCACATGCTCCGGGTTTCGGCAGACGACCGACAGCGTACACTCCTACGCGATACGCAGCGCAAGGGTAGAAAGATGACGATCAAGCCGCCTGACCCGAAGAAGAGCAGTGTTACTTGGACGAGCCATAATGGTGACCTCGTAGCAGGCTTCTCACAGGTACCGGGTATTGGCGATGTCACCTCACAGAAGATCGTAGAGTACCGCAACGAGAACAGGGTTGAAGAATGGCACGATCTCCTGAAAGTCAGCGGGATCGGGCCGAAGACACTTGAGACAATTACTGAGTTCGTCAATCAGGGTGATGATCCATTCGGCGCGCTCTGGCTAGACCGCGCGATTGCGGCAACCAAGCTAGAGATCAAGAATGGTAAGCTACCCGTTCCCAAACCAACGCATCTAGCTGAGGACTTCCCATACGAGCGCGGGCCAATAGACATTGAGTGTGTATGGCTCGGGACACTGTTCAGCCGCAACGAACGAGACCTGTTCGAATTTAACCAGGCAAAGGGTGCAGAGCTCGATATGAGTGATCCGAAGCATCCACTACTGAATGGTAAGCCTATCAAGGATCCACACCTTGACAAATGGGTCGTGATGGTAGGCCATGATGAGAGCGATCAAATTGGCCTCCGAGTAGACCGCTGGCGCTATCCGCGTCTCCGTGACCAGGTGTGGAAAATCAGGCCAGGGAAAGACCTCGTCCTGGTCCGAGGAGTCAAGCCGGGGTGGATGCCGACTAGGCAGATCACCATCAGTGAGCTCTGGATCATCGATCCGGAGATTTAGGAGGGAGGGTAATGAGCGAGGCAGAGACGCCCGAAGGCACGGAAGAGGAGCCAGAGGCAGAAGGCACGGAAGAGGAAAGCACGGAAGAGGAAGAGTGATCAATGTGGGACGTGCAGCAATGGGTGAAAAGTGACGATGCTCCTGTCATCGTACACAGATCAAGGGCACCGGGTTCCTAGGCTGGATCCTGTGATCGGGGCTGCACCGGAGCGGCCTGAGGCTGTCGCTCCATTCTGTCAACAATCCAAGGAGGGCTGTGAAGCTAACGGCCACCATTCTAGCCGCGTTCTGCGTGGCGTTCATTCTAGGCTCCACCGGAGCCGCCAACGGCAAGACGCATTCGGATTACGTCATGCGGGGTCTGCTTTGCATACACCGCTACGAGGGATCCTGGAGAGCGAACACCGGCAACGGATACTACGGTGGTCTGCAGATGGACAGAGAATTCCAGCAGACCTTTGGTTGGATACGTATTCACGGCTCGCGAATGCAGTTCATTTCGCAGTGGGGGTACGCACACAACTGGCCTGTTTGGGCTCAGTTGCAGACAGGAAGGAACGGGTACAGGGCGCGGGGATGGTATCCCTGGCCAAACACAGCCCGCATCTGCGGGTTGATCTAAATCATCTACCGAGAGGGAGCAAATGCTGACGAAGAACCTAATCGCAGCGGATATCGCATCTGATACCGGGATCAAAGTAAACCTCGTCAAACACGTTCTCGACTCGCTGGCAGACCTAGCTGCCGCCGAGATCGAAGAGGGAGAGGACTTCATCGTTCCCGGTGTCGTCAAGATCGCGTACACCTACCGCGCACCGCAGAAGAAGGGCGCACGCTGGAAGAAGGGAGAAGAGCGGACAGGGTTCGGTGGTATCACATCAGTAGCAGAGGAAGACAGCCCTCCGGTCACCGAACTCATCCGGCTGAAGGCAATGCCCACCGGCGCGGTAGGACGTCTACGACCAGGCACCAAGCCGGATGTACAGAAGGCATTCCTCAGGAGCAAGGCGGGCAAGACTGTCCGTTCGAGGAAGGCAAAGTAACATGACAGAGCCCGGCAAGGACATCATCCGGTGGGCCGATGAGGCCATGTATGAGTCCCAGCCGATGCTGACGGAGGAGGGCGCGGGAATAACTCCCCGCGCCTTCCTTCTGAACGCAACACCGGATCCGCTCGGTACATGTGCGGCAGATATGCGGATGTACAGAGGAAATCCCGTCTACAGCCTAGACGAGATCACGGATGAGCAGCGCCGGTGGGCCTGGGAAGAACTCAGTAAGACACACCTCAACACCCCGCTCGAGGGTGTGAGCGTCAAGTTCATGCTCGAAGCAGTCACGCGCAGCTTCACTCACCAAATGGTCCGGCAACGGGTGGGTGCGTACTACGTGCAAGAAAGTCTACGCTTTGCAGTCAAGCGAGGACTTGCGAATGAAGTGGCCAAGCCTCCCTTTGTCATTGGAAATGAAATCCCAGAACAGATTTGGGATCAGACGATCAAGCGCATTGGCGATGCCTACAATTCGCTGATCAACGCGGGCATCCCCGCCGAAGACGCGCGAGGTCTGCTCCCGCACGCAACGACAACCCGTATCATTTACCACACGAACTTGCGCGCGCTCTTCGAGCATGCAGGGAATCGTCTCTGTACGCAGGCGCAATTTGAATGGCGTGCGGTCTTCATGTCGATGATACAGGCGATGAAAGAATTTCCTACTGACGATAGATGGCAATGGGATCTCATCGCGGAACCGAAGGCATACACGTTCACACCTATCTGCTACCGGCTCGGCCGCTGCGCGTTCATGAGCCATCTCGATCGTGGTTGCACCATTCGCGAGCGCGTCAACGACGGACGATTTGAGGACATAGACCCGGCCGAATGGATGGCGAACCCCTGGGCGGGGATTACCACAGAAGATCAACCACGACCTGTATAAGGAGGAAAATGTCGTACGAGAAATACCACAAGTCCTTGATTGACTGCAAGCAGGTCAGACCGTACGTCAAGGAACTTGTGCTTAGGTGCGGCAATGCGAAGGCAGCGGGTGAGTATTCTCTGGTCGCTGCTTCTACAATCCACAGAATCCTCCATAACGTGCATTGTACAGTTCAGCAAGAGACCGCACGCAAGCTCTTCCTAGCTCTTCAGCATCGGCGCGAGGAAGATCGTAAGAACCATGAGGTACACGACGAGCTCCTCAAGGCAAGGAAAGAACAGGCCAGACAAGAAGATCGCCTAGAGCGGTTGATCGGGTACTGATGAGCAGAGGAGTCATCATTGTCACCCGAGATAGAATTGATACGCTCCGAAAGACGCTTCCCAACTGGCTGGAACAGGAATTACCTATTCTGCTACTCACCGAGAAGAACCAGGTACCAGAACATCAGGCTCTCGTAAGAGAGCTTGGTGCGAAGAAGGAGATTGTCGTCGCCGGTCACCCCAAAAAGAACCAAGGGATCGGCTATGCAAGAATGCGAGCCGTAGAGATAGCCGATACATTCGGCATCGAGGCTTTCATCATGGCCGATGACGACATGAAGATCACCAAGGGGCATCCGAATGTTCTCCTAGATTTCGTCGCGGCAGAAAAGGCGATCATCTGCGGCGGCTGGATGCCAAACTACGGGCAGTGGGTTCCGGATGGGAATAGAATTAGCAAGGAATCAAATCTGGTCGTACCCTGTGGTGGCGCTCGTGACCGTGTGATGGCGATCAACACAAAGCTAGCACTGGTAGCTGGAAACTTCCACCCGAAGCTGAAGACACTTGACACACAAGAGATGAACCGGCGTGGCATCAAGATCGGACATCTGTGGTGGATTCATTCCGGCTGTCATATCGCGATGGTCAACAAGCCGCATGACGATGGCGGAATTCAGGCGATGTACAAGACCGAGAAAGAGCGGGCTGCCCAGAACTTGAAGGATCACGAACTGACGTTCAAGCTGTGGGGTCCGAAATACATCAGCCCGCCGCCAAAGCGCATGTCCACGAAGTGGCTCATTCTGGCTACCGATTATATCGGTCCAAAGGCTGCCGAAGCCCTGCGGCTGGCGCGCCCGTACCCCGCAGAAAGAGTTGCTTCAGCCCTGCGTATGTTCGGGGGCAGGCCGTAGGATGGGGGACCGCTTGTCCAAGCCGTTGCACGAGGCTAGTGGGCCTGGAATGGGGTCCCTAAACCGCTTGTCCAAGCGGTCTAATACCCTAGTCGCACCGTGCAGCCCACTGCACTGGCCGTACAAAGACACATCCAGCGGAGGCCCTACGGGGTGGGTTTACCCCTATCCTCTTTCCAGGCAGAGGATGAGGACTTCTGCAACCACCGTCTAGGTCTGAAAGGAGGCTACCGGCGTGAGCTACCTGACACAGTGGGTAGATCCAGCCCTAGAGATTAAGGCTGAAGAAAGCGCGGAGAAGATCACGCAAGAAGAGCTGAAGCGTCTGCTGCGGCTAAACGCCGTCGCGGCAGCTGCGGGAAGCATACCCCGCAGAGTTGGCAGCGAGGCTTCTTCTGAGGATCTCTCGGTAGACAAGAAGCGCTGTAGAAGGATTGCCCACGTGACATTACAGCTGGCGTCCTCCTGGTCAGACAAAGACCCGAGCAGACTAAAGGACGAACAGAACGTCACACAGGAAGCTGCCGTGATCAACTGGTCGACCTGGTGGGAAGGTCACAAGGTCTGGCTAATCAACCGGCGACGCTACATCGCCACCTGGTCTTCGCGGCAACCGGGGCAGGAACGCTGGTCGAAGAGCGCGATGGTCAAGCTCAACAATGAGATGCTCTGGCTCGGGTACGCGCTGAGGGACTAGCGCCCTCTATTGTAGAACGAGAGTAGCTCAGCGTCGGATAGAAGACGGCTGAAAATCACCGGCTTCGCGATTGATCCGGCAATATACTGCCCAGCAAAGTTAGCGCCAGCGACGGCAAATGGATACCCTTGTGAAGAAACTGAGTAAGTAAACGAAGCGCCTGACTGCGCGCCGTCAAGCCAAAGATTTGATCCATTTGTGACGGCACTGTTTACACGCATAGCAATGAAATGCCAAGCACTATCAGCAAGCCACCCACGTTGCGTAGTCACGGCGGCTCCCCAATCATACGTACCGAGATAACCGTTATAGCCAAATATCGCCCATGCGTATTGTTTGGCCATAATTCCCTTGTACTGACCGGTGTCAGCAGTTTTGATCCAGGCAGCAAGTGTCACCTGAGATAGCTGCAAGGAAACTGGGTTGCCAATGTTCAGATCGCTGTTATCGGCACCATTGTAGGCAACCGCACAGTTACCAATTGCTATCGATGGGCCAGGTTGTGCTAGCGTGAAGCCGCCCGTATACGTGCCTGGGTTAAGTCCCTTCGCATCAGCCGCTGTTGTCCCAGACGTTTCGTCACTCTTCCAGTACGACACCGGGTTAGCAGCAAGAATGATCGAATCATAACTCGGCTCCCAGACTTTGACCGTGCCCATATACGCACGATCAATCGATGTTGTGCCCAGATAGAGCTTATTCGGTTGCTGCGTTGGACTGATGACTGGAGTCATCCAACAATTACGTACAACGTGTTCGGGTCTTTCACGGGCAGAGCGTTGTAAGCAGCTTGTGTCATTTGAGTAACAGAAGGTGGTCCTTGTGGCCCGGTCGGCCCCGTTGGCCCGGTGGCTCCCGTTGTCCCTTGTGCTCCTTGTGGCCCGGTCGGCCCGGTCGCTCCCTGCGGTCCTGGTAGTCCTTGTGGTCCCACTGCTCCTTGATCAACCTCTACAACGAGGGAAGATGTCTGAACAACCTCGATGACGGCCGAAGGTTGCTCAACAACTTCTATGACGCTAGGGCTGCTCATTCGTTACGTCCTGATTGAGAGTCAAGCTTCCATGTACCCATGTCGTCACCTGTCCAGCGAGCGTCACTTCTACATCGTAGACATACTGCCCCGGCTTGGGCGGCGTCGCCGGCATCTTCAACGTTACTTCGCCATTCAGCGCATTGGTAACAGTGGCGACGAGAGAGGCAGTTGTACCTGATGACCTGTTCTTCATCTGCGCCGCGATCGTTGCGCCCGTCAGATTGACTGGTGTGCTACCCTGCTTGAAGCGAAATACCTGCGCCCAGGAGTCACCGCGATAGACGACGAGGTTATATGTGGCCGGAAGGTTACTCATGTCTTGATGATCTTGTTCGTGACCTGGTAGGGCTGCAGATTGGTGTGTGAGCCACCGCCACCGTCCGATGAGATGATCGCTGCCGAGTTCTGGACTCCCATCCCTGTACCGCTACTGTAGATACCGATGCTCGTACCGGATCCATTGATGCTGATGCCAGTGTACGCGCCGTTGACAGTATGGGAGTGCGCCGCTGAACGGCCACCGGTGTTGTTGAACTTGTAGAACAAAATGCCGCCCGAACCCAGGTTCTGAAACCGGACCCAGGATCCTTGGTTTGCCGCCGAGTCATCCGTCAGTGCCATAGTTCCGAGAATATGCGTATGATCGGCGCTCTCTGTGCCGGTTGAGTGGCCATGGGAAGGATCAGATACGCCATGTGAGTGACCAGGATCACTAATTGAGTGAGCATGACCGGGATCACTAAGAGTATGCGCATGTACGCCACCACCGTGCGTATGACCCGGTATCTGTGCCAGCGTCAGCGTAGCAGTCTTTGCGCCACCCGTCAGCCCGAGGGTAGCGAACTCTGCCTGCCCCGAGTCACGGCCCACGGCAGCACGACCACGAAAGTCGGGCAAGTTGAACGTCGTCGAGCCATCGCCCGTTCCGTAGCCCGTACCGATGGCCGCGAACAACGTGGCGTAGGTCGTACGACTCACCGCTGAACCGTCACAGAGCAGCCAGCCCGTCGGTGCCGTTGCGCCACCAAAGTCTACGATCATACCTGCCGGGAGAACCGCGTTCGCGGCAATCATTGATGACGTGATGAGCGAGAAGACCCAGGCCGAGCCGCTCCAGACCGGCACCTGATTTGCCGCTGGTGTCGCGTTTGACAATACCGCTTTCGTCAGTTGCGTCTCGACATCAGTGGCGAGTTCCTGCATATCGGTTGGCACATCAGCAGGATCCGTAGACGCCGGGTAGCGTAATCCGAATGTCGGTGTCGCTGGCATTCTCCTCCTTCCTAGCTGATGTAGGCCAGCTTCATGGCATTGTAGTCTGCGTACTTATCCTTCGCAATCTGGTACGTCGCGCTGGTCGTCTTAAGAGACAGATAATCCTGCCCCGCCATCGTTACGTAGTGTAGCACGAGACCGGCAGGCTTGGCTGCTATGAGCGCTGCCTGAGCAGCAGTCGGGTTCGGTGTCTGTGCTGTCTGTGTGACAACCTCAATGTTGTATGGTGAGTCAACATTCGGGTTGTTGTAGTCAAACCTCTCTCGAAAGGCAAAGTTCTTGGTCCCGGTCAGATAGGGATCGATCGCTCCGCGCATAGCGGCAACCGTACCACGACTCCAACCACCAGCGTGCTTGATACGATCCCTCTGGTCGGCATCGGAAAGATTGGAGTCAATCCTGACCCCGACGAATTGAGCCAGCCATCCAAGCGCGTAAGAGGGGCAGAGCTCGGCAGACATGACACTGGCCCAGCCGGGGATGGTACCCTGATCGCGACCGAGGTCTTCGTTGATCTGGAACCCTGTACCTACGCTCGCTACATACTTCGCCAGCGCGTAGTCATGCTCCACCTCAGCAAACTGCATAGGTGTCAGAGAATCGTACAGCGCCTGGGCGAAGCTCTGTAGGGTCGGCTTTGCCATTACGGAGTATTCACCACTCCTGTAATAGTACCGTACTTGGGCAGTGGCGCTACACCAGGCATAGTGATGTCAACGCTGCCCATCGTACCGAAGATGCCGGTGGTCAGGGCAGAGATGTAGTCAACCCCAGAGGTATCGTTGATGATCTGCGCAACCTCAAGATAGCGCACCTTGGTAATCTGTCGCCAGGCGCGAGCATCATCCGGGGTGGTACCCCATGTCGCCGGATTGAGGTAGTTCTGAATGGATGCATCAATGTCAGACTTCAATGCTACGGTATCAACCCCCGCCAGCGCCACGACCGTGTAGTTGACATCAATGATGCTCTGCACAGCGTCGCTTGTATACACAAGGAAGTTCACCTCGCGTCGTGCCTGTAGGTCATTGTCAATCGCTGTCTTGATCGTAGACGATACCGGATTACCGTTCTGATCAATAGCGATGACCGTAACGCAGCGCGCGACGGGTGTATCTACCGTACCACCCGCTACCCAATCCGTGCCGCTACCATTCTTTCGAATTGACGCCTTGTCGATGTAGTGTACCTCACCGTTGGCCGGATTGGTGACGTACGCGCCGACCTGCACCTTGGCAGCATTGACAGGAGCGGTGGCGGTGACGGAGTAGTTCGTCCATGCTGTGGTCGAGTTCGTTGCGATCGTGCCCTTCGTGGCCGTACCGATGGGGTTGTTGCCACTGTCGAGAAAACGAAGGGCAGCGGCGCAAGATCGCGTAGTTGTCGCGGCCCGTATCGAGACCAGACCTATGATGACGTCTCCCGGCACGCACGCGATCGCCGAAGCTGCCGGAGGTGTACCGGCTGCAGCATCACCGCTACCTGCCGCCGTGGAGGAAAGAGCAATGCTCTTAGAACCGTCGGCTGCCTGCGCCGTGCTGCTCGCGATCGTGCAGTTCACAATCACGGCCCAGCCAGTGGCGTCCGTCTCCGCCGAAGCCTGATTAAGATTGAGGAGATTGTGCTGCGGGTTGTACAGATCGATCGCGAGCGCACGCCAAGCACCAGGGATCTCACGCGCAAAGACTGCGAAGTCGTTCGGCAGGATCGGGCGCGGCGCGAGAAGCTCCAGCGTCGCAGCCAAGCGGTCTAGATAATCGTCATCGCTCTCGGCGTCCTGCCCACCGCTCGTCGGTGCCGTGATCGTAATGCTCGCAACAAAGACGAGCGGGTCTAGAAGTGAAACTGGATTCGTTAGCCCATTGGCGGCTGCACCGTACTCCTCATCCACCGCCACGATCTGCACCGCACCCGCTGCGGTAGCGGTATTACCCGCGTACACGATCACATCTTGCTGCGTCTCGAAAGCGTAGTCGGTTCCGGTAGAATCCGCCATCGTCACCTGTGTCCCGGCCGGGATCGTATAGCCGAGATTGTCTACCATCGTCCAAGTTGTGGTGCCAGCCGCAGGTGTAGCATCGATCGGAGGCAGGTTCATGAGACTGTTCCCGAACCAGCGGAAGATCGACTTAGAAGCCTCGCTGGTCACATCACGGGATTCACTGGCAATTGAAGCAATCGCCTGCAGGAGCCAGACGTCTAGGTTCCCGTCCGAAGGCTGCCAGCCGGGGACAAGGGTCTGCATCATGTCGTATGCATCATTGAGTACGTCCTCCGGATCGGTCTCAACCGGAATCGTGATGTACGTTTCCGCCACTACGTCACCTCCTGCGCCTGATCGAGCTTGATCGTGATCTTGGCGATGAGTGGATCAAGGAAATCTGGTTCCTGTTCAAAAAGGAGAATAGCCCTGGGCTCCTGAAGCACGATGCTCTGCATGATCCCGGTCAGATCGAGCGGTTGTACGTTGAAGGTCAGATCTTCCCAGCCGAATTCAGGCAGCTCTACACGCTCACCCACAGCCGTACGCAGAATTGCCTCTACGCAATTCTGTACGTCCAGCTGCTCATCCTGCTCCGTAACGGCAAGGTGCGTGGTCGGATCTATTCGGAAAGGCATGTCGAAATGAGGGATATCAGTCACTCTTCGGCTCCTCCGCGACATCGACGGTCACATGGATCCAACTCGGCTCACCCATGACTGTCCAAAGCTCCGGATCGAGATGAACGGTTATCGGGCCCATCATTCCCTGTCCATCAGCATCGACTCCGAACGTGGTCGTATTTGTGCCAGGGCTACCCCAGGGATCCCGCCTTAGAACTACCTTGACCTGATCCATGTTCCTCCTAGATGGGCAACTGAAGCCATGTAAGCGTAAGATAAATGGGATAACCAGCAGAAGACCATGCTTCGACGCGCATGTAGTCGCCGTTATTCAAGTTCAGGATGATTGAACCGCTGCCGTGACCGCCAGCCTGCGTATCGGTATCTGCCGTGGCTGCTGTATGTGCTCCTGCTAGGATATAACGAGTAACGCCATTTAAGACTAGCCGACCACCAGCATAATTTCCCGCTACGGCACCGTGATTATTGATAGCGCCTACTGTCATCAGATAGGTACCAGTCTGTCGGCAATACATGATCCCATCAGCGCCAACCTGTGCGCTGCCAGTCAACGCTACTCCGTTGTCGTAATACGAGCTAGCGGCATAGGAGAAGTAGCGGTTAGAATAGTCGGCCGGAGGAGACGCGTAGTACCACCATCCACAAGCGGCGAGCAGCCGCATATGCAAAGCTCGCAATGTCCCGGTAGCAATCTTAGCTCCGGTGATTCCACCAACAGCACTGATGTCGGCGTCCACGATCGTACCGTCAGCGATCTTCGCGCTCGTGATAGCGTTGTTAGCGACGACCGGTGCTGCTGCCGTCCCGGACAAGTCGCCCGCGAGCTGTACGATACCTTTGCTTGCTGTGGTCGCATCCGGAATACCGCTGGAGGGCAAACCGGAGCTAACCAAAATAGCGCCACGAGCATCACGTCGCGTCCAGCCACCGAGGTTACTCATGCCAGCACCGGCCCGACGCGCACGGCCTCAAAGCTGGGCGCCCAATCGGCCTCAAAGTAGATCTGCGCGGTGGTGGCGTTGCCGGGCCAGACCATCGCCTGCACATAGTCATTGACAGCTAGATCGAGGGTCTGAGCGATGTCCATTTCTGGCGTGTTGGTGAGCGAGGGCATCTCGTAGCGGACGCGGCGCAGAAAGGTCGCGCCGTTCTTGCGGAAGGCAAGATGACGGTTATTGACTTGGTCACCCGGCGTGATGGCGACACCGCAGGTGAGCACATACTTTCCGGCTGTTTTGACGGTCATGCGGTCGGGCGTGCCCGCCGCCCACATGCCGTCGGTGTCGGCTTGGGCCACCTGCCAAGCCACCGCGTTCCAGGCATTCGTCGTCAGGTTGGCACTGTTAGCCGTGCGCACAAGCCGCATGTAAACGTCCCTCGCCTGCGGCACCGCGATCTTGGGCGTGGCGCGGCGCACGGACAGCTGCATGGGCGTATTGCCCGAACCGGGGCCGCCCGAGCCACCATAGATGCCGACCGAGCTGCCAGCCGTCCACCCGCGCGCCGAGAAGACATGGGTTCCAGCGACCGGGGTGTAGCGGATGCGGTAACTGCCACCTTGCTGGAACTGATTCGTGCTCAAGTTCGCGTAGAGCCATCGGCCAGAGTCGACTGCCGCCGCTCCGTTGATCGAATCCCAGAGATTGACCCCTTGCGAGGTGAGAGCACCACTGGCCATGATCCACGTCTCGAAGCTGAATTCGGCGATGACCTCGGTCGCCCCGTCGAACGTAATCTGCGGCAGGGTGATGAGCGTCGTCGGCGCCGCCTCGGTGCCCGAAATGGTCGCTGGCGCCCCCGTGTTGTAACCGACTGCGAACTCCTGCTGTTGCAAGTCGGGGTTAAGGCCGAGTGCGTGGCTGCCGTCGGCGTTGGCGCGCCGCCAACCACTCATGTTGTCGCTCCTGTCACCAAATAATTGATCACACTCGCAGCACCAGCGATAGCTTGGATTGTGTCGCCTGAACCGAGAGCTAGCGCACCGTTGAACTCGATTGATTCTCCAGGCGCGAGCGTGACCTGTGGATGCCAGATATTCGCATCGGCGTTACCATTCAGCCACACCTTAATCGAGTAGTTATTCGTAGCATGCACATTGATGAGTTTAATGTGACGGACGATCGCCATTGCCGCCGGAGCGGTATAAAGCGTGCTTGCAGTAGCACCGACCTGTCCCTGAGCGAGTATGTCGTAAGCAGTCGCCATCTAACCACCCATGAAGAATGCCCAATCAGCAGTAATACCGCCACCAACGGCAGCAGTCGTCTGAACAGTGTTATCACTGAACGTGATCCCTGCTGCTGATGCTTTGAATGTATCTCCTGCTGCCATTTCTAGTACATCGGCGGCAGTACGTCCCATACCCACATCGGTACCAAACTGCAATCCACCTGCACCAGCCGCGCCGACATATTGACCAGTCGGTACCGTGATGCCTTTCGAGAACGCCACGCCGGCACCGGCGCCAGACACGACGATCGTAACAACAGCGGTCGAATCGTTGAGCGCGATCGAGCCGGTCGTGAAGCGCCAAGCAGCATTCGTGTAAATGTTAGCCGCCGCCTGCCGCCACACGCTCGCGTCGGTCGCCGTCGCGCCGCCGCCGCCGAGACGCAACCCTGGCTTGCCCGCTCCGCCAGCTGCCTTATCGAGCGCAATCGCTGGGTTCGCATCGCCGCCCGCATTGTACTGGTTGAAGTTGTCGTCCGAGGCGAGCGTGTCGGCGGCCTTGCGGTACAGGTTCGTGTCCGGCGTAGCAGTACCGTCGCCCCACTCTACTGTCCCATCGGCCTTGAGCCGCAAGCGATCCGCCGTGTCGGCAGTCACCTGAATCGACAATCC